GGTATAAAGAACTAACAGAGTTTTTCATTAGACATATGGGCAAGGGAAAAGATAGTTCTAAATATTTAGTAGACAGAACTATCAATGGTGTCTTAGATAAAGCATTAGAAAAAGGGTATGATTACTGTGTAGTAATGGCTGTGGGACATTTTTTGCAAGATTCTCGGTTTTTTGAGTATATAGAAGCTTGGATAAGTAAATTAGATTTTTTCGTAACTGGACATATTATTGATAAGCAGTCTAATAATTCACAAGCTGATAGCGATGGCAATTATTGGGGACTACATAATCAGTGTATGGTTATAAATTTAAAATACTATAAACAATTTGGGCAACCAAACTTTGGAAGTAAAGACACAAGTACTATGGTTGAAGTAGCCAAAGCTAGAAGATCTCTTCATGATGTTCACGATGACTATACTCCTATATTTTTAGCTCCTACAGAAGAAACTCAAGTATGCACTACATATGTAGATGGATGGAATTTTATTAATGTATCATTAGAAAATAATCTAACAGTATATAATTTTCATTCTAAAATTAGAAATACAAAAAGGTACACTTATCCAAAAAAATCTATAGAAGAACTAAAAACTCAACTTACTTGGATTAATAATATTTTAAGTGCTGCTACAGATTGTGTATTTTTCTGGAATACAGAAAACTATACAGATACTACGAAAGCAGAACTAAAGCCTATTAAAAGATTTTATTCTGTAGCTGCGGGATTTAAGCCTAATTTTATTTTAAATAAATATGGATTTTTTAAAGATACAGAGATTCTATACTTTGACTATAGTAAGCAAGCACTAGCTTTTAAAAGAATGTTAGTAGAACACTGGGATGGCGAAGACTACCCTGCTTTTTTAAGATGGGCTAAGAAAAAATATAAAATTAATGAAACATTTGGCGCATCAACAGAAGGAAAATCTTATGAAGACTTATGGGAGCTAGAGTTAGAAAACTGGGGCAGTGCAGATAATCTAAAAGCTCATTGGACTGACTATAAAAAGTTAAAACATCATTTTATATATTGTGATATATTAAAAAATCCAGAAAAAGTAACTAACTGCGTAAATGGTACAGAAGATAGTGTAATTTGGTGGAGCAATGCTTTTCATACAGTTACTGCGCATTATACACAAAGTTTAGAAGAACTTACTAATCATTACAATAATAACTGGATTAAAGCATTACAAGATAAAAATCCAACTCTAACAGTTTTTGGGGCAGATCATTTAAATAATAGAATTAGGGGTCAAAGTATTAATGAATTATAAAATTCTTGACCAAAAAGTAGAAATAGGTGATCTTTGGGCTTTACTATTATGGACTATTCCATATTTTAAATGTAATGATTATGATCTTAAAGATGCTATTACTGCAACTGCAATAAAAAGTGCAGATGGAGAGATAAATAATTTATATAAAAGTACAAAGACAGACTCTCCAGAAAACTATCAATATACAAAACTATATAGTATAAAAGAAGTAAAAGAGCTTGTAGATTATTTTAAGATGGAGACTACAAGAATAAGAATATTCAAACAGTCTCCAAAAAATAGTACGCCTTTACACATAGATAAAGACGATAAAGATATTATTAGACTTTGGGCGGCATTAAATGAAGACGATAATTTTAAATTTTATTTTGGAAAAGAAAAAGAAGAAGTTATCTTAAAAAAAGGGCAAATACTGGTTTTTAACCCTAACTATCCTCATGGAGCCGCAAATCTAGGAAACACTGATAGATATACATTAAATATAGTAGGTAAACCTAATAAATGGCTAAAGGAGCAGATTTATGTTTGAATGTGAGGTATTTAGAAAGCCAAATGGAAATGTAGTAAAAATTACTATGAATGAGTTTAGAGGACTGGTCTACACTCATATTAGAGAATATCAAATGGATGGGGATACAGGATTTTGGTATCCTACTAAAACAGGTTATGCTTTTGATGCAGGAGAAATTGATTCGGTAATCGAAGGACTCGAACTTGCTAGTGAAACATATGCAAAGTATTCTAGGTTTATAGAATATGATGAAAACCAACTGGAATTTGACCTTAAGGGAGACACAGACGAATGAGTATTAAAGCATGGTCTGATGAACAAGAAGCAAAACTAATTAGATTATATACGGAAGAAAACACTAAAGATGTACACGATCTAGCTAGAATTTTTGGAAAAGGATACCGATCAGTAATCAGTAAACTCGTTCAATTAAAAATATATCAAAAACCAGATGCAGAAGAAGAAGGCAAAACTAAAACCGTCAAGACAATGCTAAGAGAAATTGAAGATTTATTAGGCATTGAGATTGAAGGTATTAATCTTAATAAGAAAGAAAACTTAGTAAAGTTAGTAGATGCACTAAATGATAGACTGGGTAATTCTTAACTACCTTAATAAACAAAAATACAAACGAAGCTTGTTAATAGTAAAAAATAAAGCGCAAGTAGAAAAATTTATAACTAACCCTAAAATTACTCTGATTGAAGAAAATAATTTTCTTGAACATTATCCTGAAAAAGCGTATCATATAATTTCTACGTGGGAAATACTTTCAGAGGGGACTGCGTTAGAAATCTACACATATCTTGCAAAGATGAACCATAATCTACGAGATGATGGGGAAGTTTTTGTAAGAGTCTTAGAAAATCAGTCTTATACAGAAGAATTTACTATACCTCCATTTTGTTGGAGCGTTGAAAGAGTTTCGTCTATAGGGCACGCAAAAGCTTTTGTGCGCTCGGGAACTTGTGAACATATCAAAACTAAAAGAGCAGATTTTCTAAGATTTAAATACATTCCCTCCTTTTAAAAATCAATTAAAAATTGCATAACACCCAAAAGTTTTTGTATAATGATTTATACAATTAACGGATAACTATCTATGACATACGAAGAACTTAAAAACATTGTTGCTCACCACTGTCACCTGTATTATGACGTAAACCGTCCAGAAATTAGTGATAGTGAGTTTGATCAATTATATGATAAGCTTCTCAAGGTAGAAACAGATCAAGGGTGGCACGATTCTGACTCCCCAACCATGCGTGTTGGAGGGGTATCAGGAAAAGTGCGTCATCCTTTTCCTTTGTATTCACTTCGCAAAGTTTATGATGAAGCTGAAGTAGAGGATGATTTTATTGTTGAGACTCCAAAAATTGATGGAGCTAATCTTACGTTAATCTATAAAGATAGTAAGTTATATATGGCACTAACTCGTGGTAATGGCGAGTTCGGTGAAGATGTTACACATCTCACACCAGGAATCAAAGGTCTACCAGATTATATGTCTGGCGATTATGTGATTAATGGAGAGTGTGTAACTGATAATGATGTAGAAAATTTTAGAAACTACGTCAGTGGAGCACTTGGGTTACTTGACCTAGAAGAGTTTCACTCTCGTAATATTCTATTCATCGCTCACGAATTACTAGGTGTTGAGATGAATTACTCTACAAAAATGAAAGTTCTAAAAGCAGCAAGCTTTAAAACTGTTTTTGATGAGGACTTTTGCGCTAAATACCCTCAAGACGGTTTAGTATACCGAATTGATGAGTGGGAAAAGTGCAAAAAGCTTGGTTATACTTCTAAGTATCCACGCTTTGCTGTCGCTCTGAAAGAAAAAGAAAGTTTAACTGCTGTTACAACACTACAAAATGTGATTTGGGTTGTTGGTAGAACTGGGACTGTCAATCCTACTGGTATAGTAGAACCAGTCGAGCTTGACGGTGCGACTGTAAGTCGTGTTACTCTTCACAATATGGAATTTATGGAAAGCCATGACTTGGGCCTTGGCGACCTGATACAAATTGAACGTGCAGGTGGTGTAATTCCAAAGTTTAACAGAGTTATCCAGCACTCACAACATAATCTCAAAGTTAAACAAAGACATGCCGAAGAAGCTGTTGGACACGCTCTTCGAAGGGTCGGCCCAAAATTGTTTGTGACTGATGTATCGCAGCATAGCACAATCAAATTGTTAGAACATTTTATCAAGACTCTTGATATCAAGGGGCTTGGGCCTGCGTCTGTGTCTAAGATGCAGCTGAAACATCCGGTTGATTTATATCAATCTCACGATTGGAGTACGCTCGGGGCAAATGGCGAAAAGGTTTTAACAGAAATACAACGTAGCAAGACAAAACCATATGAGTTAGTTCTTGCATCTTTAGGTATCCCTGGTGTTGGAAAATCAGCTGCAAAGCTGATCGTAAAGCACATACCTTCGTTCGGTCGGTTGCGAGAGATCGAAACGGTACAGATACACGGAATTGGGCCAAAAACCGTAGAAAATCTACTTAGTTGGCTTGACACAAATGAAGAATGGGTCTATGACCTTCCTCTTCAACTAGAGCAGAGTCAAAGCATAGACTTCGAGAGTAATTCCGACGAAGTTAAGAAAGTCTGTATAACAGGGAAATTAGACATGACTCGTAATGATCTTGCTGAAATACTAGAAAGCAAGGGATTTAAAGTCACTAACACAGTCACAAAAGACTGCTATGCTTTGATTACTGACGGAGATAATAGTAGTAGCAAATATAAAAAAGCTATAGCAAATAACACTAAAGTCGTAGACTATTGGGAAAATAGAACTGAAGTGTTAAGAGGTGCTTTTTAATGAATTTCACAAAAGACCAAAAGACTAAATACTGTCACATTAATCTTGCTATATCATGTTTTAACTGCTATAATCCTTTTATAACGTTGAGAAAAAAACTCTCAACCATTTAAAAACTTAAACTTTAATACAAATAAGGAGAAAAAATGTCTAAGTTCGAATATACAGATGAAATGGTCACCCGCATGGAAGGCGTATGTGGTAGTGGCGTAACCGAGGACGTAATCGAGTCACTTTGTGACGAATTCGGTTATCCTCGTCGTTCAGTAACCGCAAAGCTTCGTAAGCTAGGTTACGACGTTCCTAAGAAGCCAGGTGCAGCCCCTGTCTTCACATCAGAAGAGACTGATGCACTTGCTGCTTATCTTGAGGCAAATTCTGGTAATCAGACCGCTGAAGAGATTTCTGCAGGTTTCGCTGACGGTAAGTTCACCGCTCGTCAGATCAATGGTAAGGCTCTCTCACTTGAGATGACCTCACACATTAAGCCAGCTGAGAAGAAGATTACCCCACGTTCTTACACAGAGGACGAGGAGAGCCAGATCTCTTCTATGGTTGAAGACGGTGCGTTCCTTGAGGACATCGCAGAAGCTGTTAGCAAGACTGTTAACTCAGTTCGTGGTAAGCTTCTAAGCATGGGCCTAAAGGCTGACCAGCGTGATAAGAAGGGCACAAAGGCCGATCCTTACGAGGGTATCGAGGATATGCTTGGCCAGACTGTTGAAGAGATCGCTGATCACTTCGGTAAGACAGTTCGTGGTGTTAAGACAGTTCTAACTCGTCGTGGTCTTTCTGCATCAGATTACACACCAAAGACCGCTGAGTAATTCAGTAGCTAAGGTAAAAATTATAGAGAGGGGTAGGCAACTACCCCGCTCTATAAGTGTATGTATATGGCAGTAGTAAAACCCCTTATTTTGAGTGAAGTAGATGAAAACAAAATTGATGCAGTTTTAACTCTTTCTGATACAGCTAAAATAAAAATTTTTGGTGAGATAATATCTAATTATTATCCTCAAGCTATGGAAGACGAAAAAAGATTTACAGAACTTCAACGAGCTTATAGAGATTGTTGGATGATGGAAAAATTATATCGTAATAATATATTTTTAAAAGAGTCATTTACTATGGTATACACACAAACTGGTTTAATAAGAAACATTTGGATGGATATGTATTATACCGACGACGATTTAATAATACATTAGGAGAGTAACATGAGAATAGTTGTAGTAACTGGAGGTTTTGACCCTATTCACTCAGGACATATTTCCCTATTTCAAGAAGCAAAGAAGCTGGGAGATGTTTTAATTGTTGGTTTAAATTCTGATTTATGGCTTGCCCGGAAAAAAGGCAAGCCATTTATGTTATGGGATGAACGTGCCTGTGTTTTAGAAAATTTAGAAATGGTAGATCATGTTATTGCTTTTGATGACAGAGATGGAACTGCTATAGATGCTATTAAGCAAGCTATGATAAAATATCCTAATAGAAAAGTAATTTTTGCTAATGGAGGAGATAGAACAGTAGAGAATATACCAGAACTAGAGGCTTACAGACTTGATGATAGCGTTAGCTTTGTTTTTGGTATTGGGGGAGAAGATAAGAAAAATTCTAGCTCTACACTATTAAAAAACTATTCTCGTCCAGAAGTAGAAAGACCTTGGGGCAAATATATAATTTTATCTCATGGAGAAGGATTCCTTACAAAAGAAATTATAGTTAATCCTAAATCAAGTTTGTCTATGCAAAAACACAAAGATAGGTCAGAACATTGGGTTGTAGTCTCTGGAAAAATATTTATTAATACTATAAATATAGCAAGTGACTATGAGCGTGAGAAGGTATTAGTGGCAGGACAAAGCGCTTTTATTCAAAAAGGTGACTGGCACCAGCTACAAAACCCAACAGATACAGAAGTTAAAATTATTGAAACCTGGATTGGTGATAACTTAACAGAACTGGATATTGAAAGAAAATAAGATTTGACTATTACTCTCACTTATTGTATACTTATAAAATACAAGTAGGAGATAATATGTATTTTAACCAATCACAAACAGATTGGCGGCTGTCTCAATGCTGCCAATTTCATGACCCAAAACTTGCAAAACGATATAATTTTGGCACAACTACTAAAACTTATGCTCTTAAAGATGGAGGTAAAGAACGTGTTCAATCCAAAGCTATTGAAAATTGCACAAAACTAGTAGATATTCTTTCTACATATTTTACAAAACAACCTAAAAACTTACGTAGTTTCAGAATCTCTTCTGAGCTGTTCCCTTGCTATACCCTAGAATTTACAGAACCTTGGTACGAAGAAATCATGCCAGAGATTGCTAAACTTCTAAAACAAGCAGGTGACATTGCTAAAGAGCATGAAATTCGTTTATCTGTTCATCCAGGGCAGTATACAGTTCTTGCGTCTAATAACCCACAGGTAGTTGAAAACTCCGTTAAAGATCTAGAATATCATGCTTTATACGGTATTCTGATGGGTATCCCTGCTAAAGATTTTGCAATGAATATTCACCTTCAAGGGCTATATGGGGGCAAACACATTGATGGTATTAAGCGTTTCGCCACACATTTCGACTATCTTTCAGACTATGCTAAAGAATGTCTCACTGTTGAAAATGAAGACAAACCAAACGGATACGATATTGAACATACACTAGAGCTTGCCCAACGAGTTCCTATTAGAACTTGCCTAGACATTCATCATTATGCTTGCCATCGTATGCGTACCTCTGAAAAAGCTATCAATTCATCAGGTAAAAAAGTTAATAAAAAGATTAGGGATGAAGTTACCCATATTACTGTGAATGATGATTTCTTCAAAGAAGCAGTAAAAACATGGGGTGATGTACGTCCTCTATTTCATAAATCTCAGTCTTTTACAATAGATAATGAAAATTACTGGATGAAGCCAAATGCACACTCTGATATGTATCATGATGAAGAGTTGATGTCATTGGCTATTCCAATGCTTGAGTATGCAGATTTTGAAGTAGAAGCTAAAAACAAAGAAGTTGCAGTGCAACACTTTTACAAATTTATTCAAGAAGAAGAAACTATGGCAGGAGAGTCACTAACATGCAAAAAATTTGGGAATACTGGTGTAAAGCAATAGGGAGTAAAGCATATGAAGAGGACGATAAAGCTGACCGAGTTGCGATCATTCGCAGCATTTGGGTAGTATTACACATTCTTACTTGCTTTGCTATCATAGCAAACGCACTACGCCATTGGTGATAAGTAAGTAATATTTTATTTGACAGGTGATTTTCTTTATGATAAAATAAAGAAAAATAGGAGATTGATATGGCTAGAAAACCAGCCGCAACTGAAATATCAGAAACAAAGATTAGACAAGCAATTTGGATGGTAAAAGCAAATAAGACTAAAAAGTCTATTTGTGAACATCTTGGTATTGCTTATAATACAAAACGTCTTGATACGATTTTACAAGAGTTTCAAGACAAAGAAACTCGCCTAAAAGAGCTAAAGAAAAAACGTTCTAAAACTCCTTTTACAGAGGCAGAAAAAGTAGCAATCGTAAACGACTATAACAATGGTGAGAGTCAGTCTGCTATTGCTACACGTTTATATGCGTCACCCCAACGTATTAAGAATGTTCTTATTGAAATGAATGTTCCTATTCGTGCTCGATCAAAAACTGGTGCAGCACAGGTAGATCACGTTGTTCAAGACTTAGATGTAATTTTTTCAAAAGGTGATAGAGTTTTTATTCCTAAGATTAACTCTTTTGGTAAAGTAAAACAGATTTTTGATGAAGAATGGATTGATTATCATCGTCAGCCAGATCGTCGTCGTTATGTAGAATTACACGGATTTGTTGCCGCTAGAAAAAAGTACGGACCAGAGTTTGAAGGACGTGAAGATGTTCATTGGAATATATATTGGCAGTATGAAGACGGCAGTGAATGGAAAGAAATGGCAATTAAAGAAAAGATTAGATATACAGAAAGTGTAATTGAAGAAACTGGACGAGAATATTACAGAATCTTCGTAGAAGGAGACTATGGGCATTTTAGAGATGAACTTAGAGAAAACTTATTTCCAGTAAAGGGTAGTTAATGGCATTAGATTTACAAAAACTCGCTCTCAGAAGATTATTAGAGGGCAAAGACCCAGATTTGTATTCAAAATTATCCTCCGTATATTTTACGGGGGCTAATTCTGCTTTATTTGATAGGGTTCAATCATTTTATAAAGCAAATATTAGAATACCAACTCTTGATGAGTTTCAAGTTCTAAAGAAAGAATCTTCTTTACAAGAATATTTTGATACGCAAATCTTAGATGAAGATAATAAATACGATGAAGTTGCTGATGAATTTTTAATTGGGCAGCTACAGGATTACTATATCCGTGACGAAACAATATCCTTTCTAGATAAATTTATTGATAATCTATCAGATTTAGAAAAAGTAGAAATTGTTGATCAACTTCAAACACACTTACTAAATTTAAATAAAGCTCTTCCAATGACAGATGAGCTTTACGATGTTGCTGATTTAGACTTTTTTCCAAATCCAGATGACTTTGTTCTATTTCCCTCTGGACTTAGTGCGGATTATGATTCTGCTAACGGGGGTCTTGCATTACAAGAACTGGTACTTCTTGGAGGCCGAAGAGGCTCTGGTAAGTCTATTATAAGTCTTAACTTAGCTATAAATAGATTTTTACAAGGCAATACTGTTGCATTCTTTACAATCGAAATGAGGTATAAAGAAGTTTATGATCGTCTATTAAGTATTCTTAGTGGAGTTCCTTTTCTGTCTATTTTTAAGAATGAACTATCCAACGATCAGAAACTATCTCTCGTAAAAGCAAAGATTGATAATTTTTATGATAAAGATTCAGTAATTGACGATTGGTATAAAGAACTGTATTCTACAAAAGATTTTAAAAAGTTTGAACGTAGAGTAAAATCTGAAAAACCAACTTTGAGAGAGAATAGATTTTTTATTATTGATGATGAGAGTCTTACACTAAATCGCATTGACCACTACTGTAATATGTTCTCTAATCAACATGCTAAATTTAATTTAGCAGTCGTAGATTATATTAACATTATTAAACACGATGATTCTAAAGACTGGAAAACTCAAATTGTATTAGCGGAAGCACTAAAAGGTATAAGCCGTAAGTTTAATCTTACAATGCTTTCTCCATATCAGATTGATGCAACTGGAGAAGCTAGATTTGCAAAAGGTATTCTTGATAGTGCAGATAGGAGTTTTGCGTTCTTTCCCGCCAAAGAAGGCGATGATAGAGCGCAAGAAAATAAACTACAGATTCATACAACAAAAATTCGTAATGGTAAACATATGAGCTTTGATGTTTATATGGATTGGGCGTGTGTCAAGGTTGACCCTACCCAAAGTGCGTTAATTAATGAAAAACCTCATAGAGTAGCTATGTACGGAGACGACGAGTCTAGTAAGTCATCAGAAGTGAGTCGTGACGTATGAATATGATTGATGTTTTAGATCAGCACGGTCTAAAGTATGAAAAAACTAATAATCCTACAGAAGTAGTATTACAGTGTACTTCTGGAAATCATGCGGATAATCGACCAAGCATGATGTATAATCTTGATAAAGATATTTTTCATTGCTGGTCTTGTGGGTTTAGAGGCACAAAACGTAAGTTTTTACAGAGTATTGGTATTAATACAGATATACCCTTTGATAGTAAACAGCCCTTTAAAATACAAAAATTAAAAGATAAATTAAATGAAATAATTTATGAAGATAATATGGTTATGCCAGAAGATGCTAGACCTGTAAACGGAACATTTAAGAACATAAGCTCGGACACCTTAAAAAATTTCAATGCTTTCTTTACTGAGAAGCTGGGGTTAGAAGATTATGTTTGCTTTCCTGTATCACAATTTGGTAAAATAAGATTTATAGAAGGTAGAAATCGCTTTACAAAGTCTGAAAAGCCAAAATATTACCGGCGTCCTGCTAAAGCAAGATCAGTAGATATGTTATACCCATTAGATAAGATTAAAGATAAATCTCATTTAATTCTTGTAGAGGGCATATTCGATATGTTAAATATGTGGGATAAAGGATACGAGAATACCGTTTGTGTTTTTGGTGCTAATAATTTTAATAAGCCTAAACTGGAAATATTGGATAGAATTGGTACAACATTTGTAGAAATTCTATTTGATGGCGACGAGGCGGGAAAAAATGGTGCCAGAAAAATAGCTGATTTACTTGAAAAAAGGTTTATACAGTCTAAAATTATTAATTTAGCTCCAGGCAAAGACCCAGGAGACTTAAGTCAACCAGAATTAAATATGATATTACCAAAGGATAGATATAAAAATGTCAAATAACGTAGCTTTTGTATTTGCATCAACATCAGAAAAAGACCCTAATATAATGGGTAAATACTTTAATGATAAGTTTGATGTTCATTTTTTGTGCTCAAAGCCAAAAGATAAAATTTTAAAGAAAGATATTGATCTAGATTTAACAGTTCTAGAAGATTACAAAGTTGTGTGCCCAGTTGGGGCAGAACCTTTAAAGTACGTAGCTGGTCTAACTGGTATTACAAAATATAATGGTATGTTTATTGAGAAAAAATATGTTCCTTTCTTACATCCAAATATGACGGTATTTAAGCCCCAGTATGAAGATGAAATTGTAAAAGCGAGTAATACACTTCAAAAAGTATTATCTGGTGATATTGATTCTGATAAGAAAGAAAAAGACTACTTCTTTGTTGAAACTCAGCAACAGCTTGATCCTTTGATGGATAAGTTTATGAAAGCTAATCCATTGGTAGTCGATATTGAGACATCTAGCCTATCCCCTCGAACTGGTAATGTGATTGGTATTGCTCTAGCTACTAAAGCTAATGAAGGATACTATATTCATTGTGATCTTGTAAGTAAAAATAAAGAATGGTTTCACGAACTATTTAAGGGGCGCAAGTGTGTCTTACATAACGCTAAGTTCGATATGGGATTCTTAACCTATGAATTTGGTTTTGAGTTTCCAGATTTTGAAGATACTATGCTTATGCACTATTGTTTAGAAGAAGCAGTAGGGACTCACGGTCTAAAACCTCTTGCCTTAAGATTTACTGATCTTGGGGACTATGAGCGAGAACTTGATGAATATAAGAAAACTTTTGCTCGTAAGAGTAAAATCAAACTAGAAGACTTTAATTATAGTATGATTCCTACGGATATTCTCGCTCCATACGCTGAAAAAGATGCTGATGCTACTTTTCAGTTATGGAATAAGTTTAATCCTCTAATCGAAAAGAATAAGTATTTTAATAATTTATATAATAAAATTCTAAAACCAGCTACTCTAGCTTTGATGAGGCTAGAACGTAATGGTGGTCCTATTGATATGGATAAACTATCGGCTCTTGAAAGTGACTATCAAATTGATATTGAAGAATGTTTAGCAGAAATTGAAATGCACGAAGATGTAAAAACCTTTGAGCGACTTCATAATAAAACTTTTAATCCAAATAGTACACAACAGCTTCAAGAACTATTCTTTAAGATTATTAAGCTAAAGCCAACTAAAAAGACCGCAACTGGTGCGTGGTCTGTTGACAAAGAAGTTTTAGCTGAACTAGAGCATCCACTGTCAAAAGCTATTCTTGACCTTCGTGAAAAGAATAAGCTTTTAAACACCTATATTTCTAGCATTAGAAAAGGTGTTGACGAAGACTTGCGGCTTCGTAGTGGTTTCAATATTCATGGAACAACTTCTGGGCGTCTTTCTAGTTCTGGAGTTCTAAACTATCAAAACATTCCACGAGATAACAAAGACGTTAAAAAGCTGTTCAAAGCTAGACCAGGCTATAAAATTGTACAAGGAGACCTTGGAACCGCAGAAGTTTATATTGCTGCTGCATTAAGTAATGATAAGTTTCTAATGAAGGCTTTCCAAGAAAAGCTAGACTTTCACTCTTACGTTGCAAAACAAATTTTCAATTTACCGTGTGAAATTCATGAAGTTAAATCTCAGTTTCCAGATAAGAGACAGCACGCTAAGGCAATCACATTCGGGATCATGTATCAGGCAGGGCCTGCTAAAATTGCAGAAACAGCTGATGTTACAACCCCCGAAGCAAAAATGTTCATCAAAAAATATTTTAACGAAGCTTATGCTCTTAAGTCTTATATTGAGGACAGTAACTCTCAGATCGAGAATAACGCTTTTATTTATAGTTTCTTTGGACGTAAACGTAGACTTCCAGAGTCTCGTTCTACAAATCGTGGAGTTGCTCAACATGCAATTCGCTCTGGAGTCAACTTCTTAGTACAAAGTGTTGCTTCTGATATTAATATTCTTGGGCTAATTGATTTAATCAAATGGATTGATGATAATGGATACGAGAATGATATTCTACCTTTTACGGTAGTTCATGACTCTATTGTTGCAGAGGTTAAAGAAGACTTAGTTGACCTTTATATTTCTAAAACAAAAGAGTTTATTCAGACTGATAGAGGTTGTTCTATTACAGAGTGCCCAATTGGAATGGATTTTGAGCTTGGCGAAAGTTGGGGAGAACTTGATGAGGTTAGTTGATACAACCGAAGAAGTACTATACGAAAATTGTGTAGCAGTAGATAATCCAACGTCTCTAACAATAAAAATGTTCAGAGATAGAATGAAAAAGATTATGATAAAAGAACGAGGGATTGGATTAGCCGCTCCCCAAGTTGGAAAATCTATTGCTATGTTTCTTATGGTATTAGAAGGTAGAATTATTACATGTATTAATCCTTCTATTTCTTGGGAATCTGAAAATATTGTTGAAATGAAAGAAGGCTGCCTAAGTTTTCCAAATACATGGGTCAAGTTAAAACGCCCAGAGAAAATTATAGCAAATTGGGTAGATTTAAAAGGACGTAAAATTACAAAAACACTAGACGGAGTAGAATCACGTTGTTTTCAGCATGAGCTAGACCACTTAAGTGGAATAACTTTTATTCATAGACAAAATGAGCAAGTTTAGTGCTATAAAATTTCCTGTATATGGTATTAAAAACTATATAGAGTTTGATTTTACCTTAGACAAAATATTTACAACTATAAATGGTCAAAAATATATTGTTGACGATAGATCAATAAAAAATAACTCTTATTTGAGTAGGTTAATTGAGTTAGATAATAGAAAAAAGTATCAAAGACTTAAATTTGACTACACCATAAGAAATATGGAAGAGCTATTAAAGTCTAAGTGCGCTATAGGAATTGACGATACTGGAGCTATTTATAGTTTTATTATAAAAGAGCAATTTCCTTACGCAGAAAGTCAAATTGTAAAAAATAGAAAGAAATATTTTTGGTTTAAAGATATAAGTTACCCTTTTGAAGTTAATTTAGAGAATATATCGCATATAGCAGAAAATAAACAATATTATTATGGGAAATTAGTATATATTGATAGAATTTGGTACTTTTTAGGGTTTACTGATACAAAATCATCAAAAAAAGATATTTGGTTATGATTAATTATATTTTTTGTTTCACCTGTGGGCATTCATGCCACTGTAAAGAAAACTATTGCAAAAAAGAAGTTGGTATCGGAATGAGTGATAAATCGACCTATTGTGCGTGTGAAAAATGCGTTTGTGCACCATCACTAAATAAGGAAAAAAATGATAATTTGGGGAGTTAGTGCAGATAATCACGATGCAGCAATAGCAGTTTTTACTCTAAAATCTAGAGGGTTATTAAATATACCCACTTTAAAACTAGAATTTGCTAGTCAAACTGAAAGATTTAGCGGTATCAAAGGTGATCAAAACTTAAATAAAGAAATTATTGAATATGCTACGCAAAATTTTGGCGAACCAGAGCAAATTATCTGGCACGAAAAACCATTATTAAAGATAGCTAGGCAAATATACGCAAAAGAACCTATAAATTTATTCTGTTACCCTAGAAAGTATATAGATAAGTACTTTAATAAGCGTATTCCAATAAAATATATTAAACATCACCACAGTCATGCTGCAAATGGATACTATACAAGTAGATTTTCAGAAGCCTGTGTAGTAACTCTTGATGCTATAGGAGAGTTTGAAACATTTACTATTTGGAAAGGAACTGGAGATACGCTAGAACAGGTATATTCAGAGGGTTATCCCCATAGTTTAGGTCTTTGGTACTCTGCTATGACTCAAAGAGTAGGGCTAAAACCCAACGAAGAAGAATATATTCTGATGGGAATGGCTGCTATTGGAGACCCAGATAGATTTTATCATCAAATAAAGCGTGATTTTTTTACTACGTACAATAACCATAATATAATTGGTATGCACCATAATATTCATCAAGGGTGTTTAGAATGGATGCCTTCTTTAGAAGAAAAAGATTATTTTGATGTAGCAGCTGCTACACAAAAAATATACGAAGAGTACTTAGAAAAAGTATTAGAGCTAGCACTACAAATGGTTCCCTCTAAGAATATAGTATTTTCTGGAGGATGCGCCTTAAACTGTGTTGCGAATAATCTTTTATTTAAATATTTTGAAGAGGTTTGGATTCCCCCAAATCCAGGGGACGCTGGAAATGCAATAGGAGCCGTATTAGCTAAATATAAGATTAAAATTACGCCAACAAACTACCTTGGGTATGATTTAAATAATAAAATTGATCCTGCAGAAGTAGCAAGATATTTAAATAAGTATAAAGTGTGTGGCGTTGCAACAGGAAAAGCAGAGTTTGGTCCTAGAGCATTAGGTAATAGAAGTTTATTAGCTGATCCTCGTGTATCAGATATTAAGAGTATTGTTAACTTAGTTAAAAATAGACAAACATTTAGACCATTTGCTCCTGTTATTCTTCAAGAAGACGCAACTCAGTATTTTGAATTTGAAGGACAACAGAAAAATTATATGTATATGCAATTTACAGCTACATGTAAGTACCCAGAAAAATATCCCGGTATTTGCCATATAGACGGGACAAGTAGAGTTCAAATGGTATCTAACGATTTTGACTCGCAAATAAAAGGTGTTTTAAAAGCTTGGAAAACACTTACTGGCTGCCCAATGCTACTTAATACTAGCTTAAATGTTAAAGGAAAGCCAATAGTAAATACAAAAGAAGACTGTAAAAAGTTTTCTGAAACATATGGAGTTAAAATTTTCTCTTAATGGAAAAACTTAATATTAAATCAGCTACTATTAGTGATAAAATTTATATCAAAGAAGAAGATATTGAGAATATTTCTTCTTTTGAACAAGCCTACACATATCAAATAGTAGATGATTTTCACTACACATATGAATATGATGAAGATACAGGCACCTATTCAGTGCCTAGTAACTCATATTCTAAACTAAAAATAGATTCTGTTGAAGATTTACGCAATTTTGACGACGCCACTCAAGAGTTTACATTTAGTGGTGAGTTAAGAGAAGAACAACAAGATATGGTAAATACTTTTTTCCAAATAAACGACAGAGTTAGAAGCGGTCTATTCCAAGCACCCTGCGGGTGGGGTAAAACCTACGTTGGCTGTAATCTTTTAGCCCGTGCTAATAAACCTACTCTAATCTTGGTGCACACAAAACTACTTTTTAGACAGTGGATAGAAGAGTTAGAAAAACAGATTCCAAATGTTAAAATTGGCAAAATAGGAGATGGACTGTTAGATATACAAGAAATCACCGTTGGAATTTATAAAAGCGTATTAAATAATATTCCCCAACTACATGATCAATTTGGTCTTTTAATGGTAGATGAGGCGCATTTATGCCCTGCAGATATGTTTTCTCAGGCAGTAAATGCTATAAATTGTAGAGCAAAAATTGCTATTACAGCTACCCCTCGTAGAAAAGATGGAAAACACATTGTATTAGATGACTACTTTACTTCATTTAAATCATATGCGTATGACCCCAGAGTTTTAGCTGTGCCAAAAGTAGAAATATTACAAACTGACATCAGATTTAATGTGCTTGACCCAAAACGTGATTGGAGCAGACAAACCAACAAATTAGCATCGAACTCGCAGTTGCGCCGGTTAGTTGCTGAAAATGCCATATCGAAAGTGAGTGGAGGTCGATGCGTACTCATTCTAGGAGAACGTCTAGATTGGCTTCGTGAATTAAATAAAATTATACCTGACTCTGTTCTTTTAATTGGGGAAACTGGAGAAGAACAGAGAAAAGAGATATTAGACAATGTAGGTCCTAAGTATAAAGTAGTTCTCACTACAAAACTTTTTGATGAAGGAATTAGTTGTCACAGACTTGACACTTTATTTTTAGTATTTCCATCAAATAATCCTATAAAACTAGAGCAAAGAATTGGTAGAATTATTAGAGAACACCCAGAGAAAAAACGTCCTTTAATATGCGATTTTTGGCTAACGGGACCGATAGTACGAAAACAACAAGAAAATAGGTTTAAGTGGTATGGGCAGAGAGGCTATAAGTTATGAAAAAATATTATTTTAACTGGTGCGAACTTCTTAAAAAATCCAAAAAAGATTATGATTCAATTATCGTGTTGACATATGCTTCTACTTTTGGTTATAATAAGAAAATTGCTAATGGCTCTCTTGATTTGATAAAGACACTTTACGTTGATAGAGTGCCGAGCTGGCTAAAAAATCAAATTAAAATAAACACTCAATCATTTGAGTTATTTAATAACTATAAAACTGAGGAGCCTCAGAGCTACTTTTTAAATAAAGATTTTTTAACAACATATACAAAAGTAGAGCATAAAATACAGTATTTATGGCTACTATCATATAGAAGAATTGATGAGGAGTCTCCTTATATAAAAAGAGACTACCTAAGACTAAAAGAAATAGATGGAATTAAAAGTAATCCATTTATTAGTATTGAAGATGATAAGATTAATTTTATCTTTGAAAATACCTACACACAAAGAACATAGTTCAACAAGAAAGGAAAAACTAAAATGGTCTCTTGGGACAAAACAAAAGGTAATACAGGCGGCGGAGGTCAACGCCGAGAAATTGAAAGATTAACTCTTCCAATTGGGGATACAAAAATTAGACTAATAGGAGAAGTTCTACCTAGATATGTTTATTGGGTAGTTACATCAGAAGGCAAGAAGATGCCGGTTGAGTGTCTACAGTTTGATCGTCAGACAGAAGGGTTTAACAACAACGCAAAAGACCCTGTGAAAGAAATTGATGAGGATGTTTACTCTGATAAGCCACAGTTTGCCTATGTATGTAATGTTATTGATAGATCAGATAACAAGATTAAGATTTTTGATCTTCGTTCAACTATCTATAAGCAAATTGTAGATTATGCTACAAATCCTGACTACGGTAACCCTGCCGATGATGACGCAGGATATGATATCACAATTAAGAAGGAAAAGACAGGACCTTTACCACAGAATGTAAAGTATTCTGTCATCCCAGCTCGTTCAAATTCTGCATTGAGTGATGCAGAAAAGTCTGGTGATTTATTTGAGCTTGATAAGATTTACAAGCGTCAAAGCTACGAAGAGCAGAAAGAGTGGCTACTTCAAAACACAGCATATTTTGCTGGAGAAGCTAGCGACGAATTTCGCCCAGACGAAGAAGTTGAGGATCTAGATTAATAATGGCTGGAATTAAGCTTAGTGATATTTCTACTTCAGAAGACTCAACTGAAGTAGAAGCTCCTAATCCTCTTAGAATTGGGGGAGAAGGAGGAGAAGTAGACCTTGACTGGTTACGACAGCAAAGTATCTTCTTTGCTACTCCATGCTACGGAGGTATGATCACGGATCAATACTTCTTGAGTATGTTCAAGGCAAGCCAAAATCTTTCACGACACAATGTTAGCTTTCGTCTAACAACCCTCAGAAATGAAAGTCTTGTAACTAGAGCTAGAAACATTCTTACAGCAATGTTTTTAGCTACAGATGCAACTCATCTATTCTTTATTGACGCAGATATTGAGTTTGATGAGGAATCTGTAATCAGAGCTGTAGCAATGGATAAACCTATTGTGGCAGCTGCGTATCCAAAAAAGGCGCTCCCTGTTCAATACGCTGTTAATTTTAAATACGTAGACCCTGTTAAAAGACAGATTCGTATTGAAAATGGAGCGGTGGAAGTTTGGGATGCGTCAACAGGATTTTTCTGTATTAAACGTGAAGTTTTTGAAAGAATGATGATTGAGTACCCTGATCTTCATTATAAAAATGATAGTAATATTGATCCTTCCTTGCAGAAGTATTGTTATGCATTTTTTGATACCCTTATTGACAGAGACGAAAATGGCGATAATAGGTATCTTTCTGAAGACTATGCTTTTTGTCGATTGTGGCAAAGGCTTGGTGGAGAAATTTGGCTAGACCCAAATACAAAATTAAACCATGTTGGCTCGTATACTTTTGAGGGTGACATCGGTAAAATTATTAATTTAGCGAGACAGTAAATGAAAAAAATTCTACTTTTGGGGAGCGGTGAGCTTGGAAAAGAGTTTACTATTAGTGCAAAGAAATATGGATGCACAGTTATTGCATGTGATTCTTACGTAGGAGCACCTGCAATGAAAGTTGCGGACGACTTTGAAGTTTTAGATATGCTTGATGCAAGTCAGCTTGAGAAAGTTATCAGTTACTATAAACCTGATTTAATTGTCCCAGAAATAGAAGCGATCAACACGGAGTTTCTAGTAGAGAAGGAACAGCAAGGATATAAAGTTGTTCCTTCCGCTAGAGCTGTAAATCTAACTATGAACCGTGATAAAATTAGAGATCGTGCTGTCGAACTAGGGTTAAAAACAGCTAATTTTAGATATGCTGAAAACTTAGACCAACTAGAATCGGCAGCTAGACAAATTGGCTTCCCCTGCGTTGTAAAGCCAGTAATGAGTTCTAGCGGCAAAGGTCAGATGGTAGTTGATGATCAGAATGAAATTCAAGCTGCTTGGAAATATGCTATTGATAATATGAGAGGGGATAGGCATAGAGTTATAGTTGAAGAGTTTATTGACTTTAGTTATGAAATTACTCTTCTTACAGTAAGGCAAAAAGACGGTCCTACTTTATTTTGTCCAATCATAGAGCATGAGCAAGAAAGAGGGGATTACCAAAGAAGCTGGCAAAGTAAGCAAGAGGAAACTTTTACTAATCATATTATAGAAACTCACGCACAAGAGATGGCTAAGATTATTACAGACGATCTCGGAGGAGAGGGTATTTTTGGTGTTGAATTTTTTGTAGACATAAGTACTGATAATCCAACTGTTATCTTTAGTGAGCTTAGTCCTCGTCCACATGATACAGGACTAGTAACTTTATATACTCAAAATTTAAGTGAATTTGATTTACATGCTCGTGCAATCTTAGGGCTTCCAATTGATGAGATAAAAATTTTAAGAGAAGGGGCAAGTCAAGTTATTTTAGCAGACTGTACAAGTCCTGACTTTATTATTACTGGTATCCCAGCCGCAATGAAAATTACAGGCGTCGATGTTAGAATTTTTGGAAAACCAGTGGCAAGGCCTAATAGAAGAATGGGAGTAGTACTAGCTCCGACTGTAGGAAAGGCTAAAAAAGCTGCTAGTAAAATTATAATTTTCGATATTAGTACGCATGATGCTCCCTAAAATAAGATCTAGATTTGCTGTCAGAATGGAAGGGCAACAAATAACAGAAACTATAGAAAAAATAGTTAAAATATTAGAAAAAAGTAATGAACCTGTAGAACTAGATATAATTATAGATAGTTTAGGTATAGAAAGAATACAAATTCCCTATGGTAATGACCTACCTTATTATTTAAATTTTCATAAAAATCAGAAGTATTATTTAGGATTAAAGAATGTTAACGAAAAATAATTGGCTACAAACTAATATTAAAAAGCGAGTACAAGAACGACAGCTATCTTTAGAAGTAACTTTAACTCCCGATATAATTAGTTCTACAGACTTTAATAGTGCAGCAGATAAAGTACTAACAGAGTTATTAGACTTATCTGCCACAGAAAAATTTTATTTAGGTTTTAGTGGGGGCGCAGACTCAGATTTTGTATTTTACAAGTTAATTGAGTGGGGTATACCTTTTGAGCCTATTATTTGTTTTTTTGGAGGAAATTCAATAGAATACCAATACGCTTTGCACACTTGTAAAAAGTTTGGGATAACTCCTTATATTCATACTTTATCTGAAAAACAATTTATACAAATATTTATGCAAAAAGTAAAACCTTGGGGAGGTGACGGACTTTACAGTATACCTAGTATGGTTTTAGCTGAGTATGCAAAAAGTAGAGACGCAAAATTATTAACTGGACAAGATTTTATAACTGGTTCCCATGATCATTGTTCTATGGGATTTAACGTTTATGACTTTTACGCTGATATCTATGATGAGTCAATAGAAATTCCATTCTTTTTATACAATACAGATATAGTTTACCACACTATAAAAAGATTCAACCCTAATATATCGGTAGGAGAATGGAAATACGAGTTATTTGAAATTCTAGACTATAGACCTAAAATTGAGTTCCATCATCTTAGTAGAGAATGTTGGGAAGTATTAGGACCTTATTTTTCTTATGCAGCTACACATTTTAATAACGAAGGGATTGATGTAATTAATAAGGAAAAAATCTTAAGAGCATTAGAAAACACAGGAGAAAAAATAGTATTAAATGCAAGCCATACTTATTAATATTGTGATGTTTTTATCATGGACCTTTATTCTTTATTGGTTTCATAGGGGTATTCACCATATTCCTAAATTTAAAGAAATTCATCAAGATCACCATGACTATGTGACCGATTATCAACCTAAATGGAACTGGAAAAATATATTTATTTGGGTAGATACTTGGAGGAGTACTGCTGACCAATGGGTAACAGAAGTTATTCCAACAGTAGTTTTCTGTTATATAACTGGGTATTGGTGGATAGCAATATTTTATTGGGCGTGGTCAGCAATTATTCAAGAAGTAATTGAACATAACCCTAAATTTAATATTCCATTACTGACTAGTGGGCAGTGGCATTTAGTTCACCACAGGGATTGGACTAAGAATTTTGGTATCTTCTTCTCTATCTGGGATAGAGTATTTGGTACATACGAAGCAATAAAATAAAGGCACAATTCTGACGTAGCACTTCGTTACGGCACTCCGTGCCCCGGCTGCGTCTCTACGAGACTACGTTATTCAATATGGAGCACTCGTATTAAACAGCTTTTCACCTACGGTGTAAAGTTATTCACAAGCTATTAAACATAGAATAGCATAAATTTCTCTCACCGTCAACTACAAAAAATTACAAAACCTCTTCGATAGATTCCTGTAATGAAATTGTAATATAAATGTAGTATAATACTTATTATACCACGTGGTATACTAATTAAAATTTATATAGAAAGAAGATATTTTAATGGATATGTTAACTATCTGGATGGTACTAGGCTTTTTAATGGCTGCATATAGTGTTATCGCAAATGATTCAGTGCAAACTCTTGGCACTTGGGTCGCTTCTAACCACGAACGTTTTAGTTGGACTAAGCTCTGGGCCGCCGCTTCGGCGGTTTTGCTTTGGGCGCTATGGTATGGATGGTATGTCAACGGAGGAGACATTTCATACGGACGTTTAACTAAAATTCCTTTTCAAGAGATTCAATGGTATCACGCAGCGGCTCCTGCCGTACTCCTTGTGCTAACTCGCATTGGTGTGCCAGTCTCTACATCCTTCCTTGTTCTCTCAGCTTTTGCGTCAACCTTTGTGTTGGAAAAGATGCTGATGAAATCAATCATGGGTTATGCTGTAGCCGCTGTGGCAGCTTATGCTCTTTGGCACATCATTGCTAGATTAATTAACGAAAAGAAACCTATTGGTGATCATTGGAGCCGTCCTTATTGGCGGGTAGCACAGTGGGGAACAACAGGCTTGCTATGGTGGACTTGGTTATCACACGACATGGCTAATATTGCCGTGTTTTTACCTCGTCAAGTTCCCTGGGACTTAATGATTCTTATCTCTATTGTCTTTGTAGGCGGACTTGCTTTTATGTTTAGAGAGCAGGGCGGCAAGATTCAAAATATTGTGTTGGAAAAAAGTACCACACGATATATTAGGTCAGCTACGTTAATTGATTTAGCGTATTTTATTATTCTCTACTTCTTCAAAGAACTTAATTCA